CATGCAAATCAATGGTCAAACTCCCCTATGCAACAACTGTTTATAGAGAAGTGGCTAGACCCTAAAAGTCCAACATTCGGCAACGCTTACAGAAGTGCTTTAGAAGCAGGGTTCAAACGGGGCTATGCGGTACAAATCGCCTCCCCATCCATAAATCTTAAATGGTTGCAAGAAAGTACTAAAAGGCTTTTATTAAGTGATGAACACTTAAAGGTTTTGTTGAGCGAGATAGCAATGGAGGCGAAGAATTCAAGAAGTCCAGACGATACTAGAGTTAAAAGCATGGAACTGTTATTAAGGGTTAGTGGTGCTTTAGACAACCGTAACACCACCAATATAACAGTAGTACAACCCATCCTAGGCGGTGAATCAGTAAAGCCGACCAAAGTACCCTCCGAGGTCATAGACCAGTAGTCGCACAATGTAGTAGTTACCCCTGTATACATAGCTACTTAAGTACATACCTAAGTATGTAGTGGGGGGCAACCCGAACAACTAGCGTACTAACCCGAACACAGCCCACCCCTACATATTAAATGCACCCCTGTATATACTAGAAAAGCATGCTTAGATTGATAGTCTTCATATATTCTTGTACACCGATATATAAAGAAATGAAAGTATACTTAAGTTCTTAAACTTTATTGTATTTAGCCCTTTTAAAATTTTGTAGCTCTCGTGTGAAGCTGTGTGTATACACAATATAAGTATACTGCTTGACAGTATGTGTGGAGTGTGTATACTGATAGTAATGATTAAGTGTGATATGTGCCATGAGAAAATTCCATTAAAAAGAAAGACTATTAAAGCTTTTAATAAGTTAGTTGATATGGGGGCAATTGTGCTGTGCGATAACTGTGAGGACAAATATGAGAGTTAATATCTATATTAGACAAGAAGACGAGAAGGCTTGGGCGGAGATTGAAGATAAGCCAGGTTTTATCCATAGTGCTATTTGTAATGCTGGGTTATTTGGTGATGCCACCCCAGAGATTCAGAAAGTTGCAGACAATGAGGTTTGGGGAGAAGAACCCATCCCCAAAGAAGAGCCATTTAAGACTTATTTTAAGAACAAGCCTATTAAAACTAAGAAAGATATCCCCCCACTTAAGCGAGATGACCCTGAGTGGGGAGGTCCAATGTGGAAGAAGGGCAAGAAATGAAATATAAGAATATTCAAATACTAATTAGCGGGGCTCACTATATTGCTCATCATACAAATGGTAAATCTATTCGATTTACGACTGATAGTCTGACTAATAGATGGTTGGTTGCTCGCCTTAAATATTTCGACAAACACGGTACCATGAAAGGCTACTAATGATATACTCCCCTTATGCAGTTCCAAGCCGTTACCGCCACTAGAAAGCTCCTAGAATTAGATAAACGTATACGGGCTATAGGGGGAGGCACTAGCGCAAGTAAAACCTTATCGATTATGCTCATCTTGATTGATAAGGCCCAAGTCCGTAAAGACATTTTAATCAGCGTAGTTTCTGAGAGTTTACCGCACTTAAAGCGTGGGGTAATGAGAGATTTTATAAACATCATGGAGGCTCATAAGTATTTCAAGGAAGCCAACTGGAACCGCACCGACTTCATCTACACTTTTGAAACTGGCTCGCGGATTGAGTTTTTCGGGGTGGACACGCCCGATAAAGTCCGTGGCCCTCGCCGTGACATTTTGTTTATGAATGAGGCTAATAATTGTCCGTTTGAGTCCTTTGAACAGCTGGAAGTCCGTACCAAGGAAGAAATCTGGCTGGACTGGAACCCCACCCACGAATTTTGGTTTTACACCGAAGTCCTGCCCCATCGTGAAGCCGACATAGATTTTATTACCCTGACCTACAAAGACAACGAAGCTTTAGACAACAATATTATTAAAAGTATTGAAGCCCGCAAACATAATAAAAGCTGGTGGAAGGTTTACGGACTTGGTGAACTAGGTGAAGTCGAGGGCAAGATTTACAAGGACTGGGCGATTATTGACGAGATTCCCCACGAAGCTCGTTTAGAACGTTATGGACTAGACTTCGGCTATGCCAACGACCCAGCTGCACTGGTAGCGCTTTATTATTACAACGGCGGGTATATAGTCGACGAGCTTATTCGGAGAACCCATATGCCCAACCGCAAGATTGCCGACTACATTATGAATTCCGGCACCCCCAATGCCTTGGTCATCGCTGATAGCGCCGAACCTAAATCTATTGCTGAAATGCAGGAGTATGGCGTTAATGTTATTGGGGCCAATAAAGGCCCAGGTTCCCGTAACCAAGGTATCCAGTACGTCCAAGACCAACGGGTAAGCGTAACCAAGCGCTCCGTCAATGTTATTAAAGCCTACCGCAATTATATGTGGAAGACTGACAGGGACGGCAATATTATAGATGTCCCAGACCATGATTACTCAGATGAAATGGACGCTGTAAGGTATGCTATGGAAACCATGCGCCCTAGCGAAGATGAAAAAAAAGTCTACACTTCTGGCAACCTTACCAAGATTTGGGCTAGATAATGGCATTTTTGAATATCACCAAGGAACTCAACGCTAAGGGCCGGAAATTGCCAGTCGGCAAAGTATTGATATGGGACTTTGAGGGTTCGCCAGTATATCTGAAAATTATGAGGAAGAACAAAGACGGGGTGTGGGCTAAACGCCTAGACCCAAAACTCTTTTTAACGCCCAAAGAGGCTGATGAGAAAGTTACAATAGTCCGCACATAAATTGATATTTTTCTACAAAAATGCTACTGTTTTCAATATAAAGACAAAAAGGTAATATTATCGCTTATCAATTTCTAAAACCCGAAAACCTGGTCGAAACTTTCCGCACCTCCCAACAGTACACTGAGAGCCTGACTGACGGTTTCCCTGAACTGGAGCGTCTGGCCCGCAACAAACCTCACGCCTCCATCCCCAAAGAATATCCCAAGACCACCGATGGTACGACAGCCAGCATTGTCCGCAAAACCCCCCATAGAATTATCCAGCAGTTACCTACCGGTAAGGTAAAGTCCGACGCTGACGATTGGTTGAGCGTGGTGGCTTCGTTTGTCTACACCAACAAGATTATCCCTTCGGCTAACGGGGGTTACGCCTTGCTCCAAAAATGCTGGAGTGTGGTGGAGCGCTTTATGACTTTCGGCTCCTGCCCGACCTATGTGCCGTTCGTCAACCATTACGGATATTTCTGCACCGACCTGACTCTGCCTTACTGGGGGGACGTGTTCCTGCAACCTGGCAAACTGTCCGACGCTGACTCCAACTACTTGTTCCTTAGAAGCTGGTGGCAGACTAAAGATATTGAGGCTTTAATTGATTCCCAGTCCAAGTTAGGTAAAGACGTCGAGAAAACCTGGGACGTCGAGGCTCTTAGGGCCGTCAAGGAAATCGCCACCACTAAAGATGAAAAAGCTAAAACCCCGGCTGAGAAAGAAAAGAATATCAATACCGAAGGGGGAGTGGAACTGATTACCGGCTTCCAGCGGGGCGTAGGAGCCAAGTTCTACACTTTCCACGTCCAATCTACTGGCACTGGTTCGGACAAGAAACACGTTGGCACTATCGTCCGCACCAAATCCAACAAAGACCCCCGGGGTGAACTACCAATTTCTTTCGCTTACGGCGACACTGACGGCTCCAATCCTCTAGGTAGAAGCGTTGTCGAGCTGGTCGGTGGTATGCAGAACCTGATGGACGCCGAAACCCAGATGTATCAGTACAACCGCGCCTTGCAGCTTAATCCTCCCGTTCATATTTTCGGTATAAATGTAAATAAATTCAAATATGCTCCAAATACGGTGGTGAAATCAACCAATCCTGATGCTTTTGTTAAACCAGTTGAGATAGACACCACCGCCCTGACAAACTTCCCTGCTAACTACCAACTGATGCAGTCCCAGCTTTTGACCTTGTTAGCTTCGCCCAATAGCAATATTAGCGCCGAGGTCGGCAATATTACCCAGTCCAAAACCCCCCAAGGCGTGGAGCAAAACAAAGCCAATCTTAATATAGACGACAATCACTATCGCAAACAGTTTGAAACCTGGTTTGAGCGTTGGAGTGAAACGGCTATCAACCTTTACTTTGCCGAGCGCACCGGGGTCGAGGAACTACAGTTGGACAAAAAGACCGCCCAAGAACTTACAAAACTGGCTCAAGAGGGCAAGTTCAATCCCGAACTGCTGTCCGACGATAACAAAATCCGCATTGACTATGACAGCGCCACCCCCGCCCTGAAATTCGAGGTGGATGCTTCGACTTCCAAGATGCAGGATGAAGCCGAACAACTCCAGGCTCTAACCTTAATGGAAGAGTTCCTGCGAAAATCACCGATTTTGCAGAAAATTGTCCCACCTAGCAAACAAGTTGAGCTGTGGAACGCCTTTGTCCGAAATACCAAGATTGAAGACCCCGAAAAACTGGCGCTAGACGAAAAAGAGATTCAAGAATCCATGTCTAGTCTGCAAGGTAATGAAGGGGATGATATTCAAGACAGGGTTACAGCTAAATTTGAAACCTTGCCTGATTGGGCAAAAGCTCAGTGGTATAAAAACCACAATTTTGAGGTACCAGAAGGGGTTCCGATGAGCGCTCCGCTTCCTGAAAAAACTGAATCAGTTTCTCAACCAGATAATCAAATGAAGCCTGAACATATCTTAAAAGCCGACGACCAGGCCCATAAGCAGGGCATAGATAGTGCTAAAATAGAGATGGAAATGCGTAAAATGGACTTGGAAGACCATAAAATGATGATGGAAATGCAAAACCAGAGCCACACCCAAACAATGTCAGAAAAACAACACCAACTGGCTGTTAAACAAGCCAATAAACCGAAAGGAGTAAAAGCTAGTGGAACCAGATAATATTTATCCCAATGACACCACCTACTTCGGGGTGCCGGTTGAACCGCCGGAACAGGTAATTGCCCGTAAAAAAGAGCGTGCCCAAACCTTAGAAGCGGCTAACGTGATTGAAACACTTTTGAAACATTTTGAGGAGCGCATCGCTTATCGCGATAGCCTAAGTTCTATTAAGCCTGATTTAGCTAAAGACCCAGTTTTGCACCAGAAGGCTTGCGAAGTCAATACTATGCTAAAACTGGCTTTGGTTGAAGAAAAAGAGATGTTGGAGGAGCTATTGGAAATTCACTATCCTAACAGGTGAACTGTGTCCTGGGCCGCCCCAAATTTTGCCTGCCTTCTCGCAAGCAAACAAAATAGACGACCCAGGACAGAGTCCATCTCAGACTCTCGGCATCGCCCCCGTTTAAGAGGCGTAAAAACAAGGAGATATTATGGCAGATGATGCCAAAGACGTAGAGGTTAAGGAAATCACACCCGAAGACCTCGATAGTGATGAGCAGGACACCACTAAGGCTGAACCGTCACCAGCAAAGGAAGAAAAACCAGCTAAAGTTGAAAAACTCAAAGCTGAATCCAAAGAACCTGAAGTGGCTAAGGATACCAAGGAGAAGGAAGTTGAAAAAGCTACTCCTCCAGACATACCCGTCAAAGATACGGAAACGGAAGACCAAAAGGTCGAGGAAACGGAAACAGAAGAAAAGCCGCAAGGCCAAGCAGAAGAACGCAAGGTCCAGCTCAATACTGAGATTAGAAATCTAGTCGCCCAGCGTAATGCAATTCGGGATGAAGTTACCAAACAAAATGCCGAAACGTATCAGCCCGCAACTGAAGAAGAGCTGACTGAGCAAGGAATGACTGACCTCGAAGCCAAGGTCGAAGCCATGCGCCAGCAAAACGATATGGACAAATACAATTCCCAGGTTGCTGACGCCCAACTGACACTTTCCAGCGAATCGGAACAAGTCCTTCGGGACTTCCCGATGTTCGACTCTGGGAGTGACAGCTACGACGAGGAACTGTCACTC